GGCAAGAATGAAATCATCAGCGACAACAGAAGAAGTTCCTTCACGTTTGATGGAACCTAAACCTCTAGAAGATACACCGAGTTGTACCCCTTCCTCAAGTAAGTTCTTTGCGATCTTACCCATAGGGGTTTCCAAGAGTTTCGCCTTACCGATGAAGTTAGTACCTTCAGGATAAAGTTCAACGATCTTGTGAGACACGCGATCAAGATTGATGGTTGGACCATCTGGATGACCAAGTTCTCCGAGGGCACGTCCGCGCTTGACGAACTCCTCATTGTACTTGTTAACCTCACGCTCCATGGTTGCATACTTGTACATGCGACCATTGCGGTTGGTGATCTCAGTTTGGAGGAAGATGCCTTTAATAAAAGTATCTTTCTTACCGTCGCTTTCTTCGGTAAGAATCTCAATATCTTCAATCTGTTCCGTGATCAGTTTCATCTGTTTCCTCTTGATCTGTTAATTCATTATCTACTTCTGGGACTTCCTCTTCATCTTCTTCGACTTCAGCTTCGCTGTCATCTGGAACATGGGGGAACATACGTGCTGCAACATCCTGTTTGGAAGCGTCAACTGCCATAGCGGCTTTGACTTGCAACATGTCTTTGAGTTTACCAAGCGCATCCGCTTGATCATTATCCCAAAGCAAATCAACGATTTCTCGTTCTTGTGTAGCCATAATGTTAACTTGTCTGTAATTTATTTAGTACCGTTGCTTTTTTGAGGCGCGGGTTTTGGTGGATTCTTTGCTTGTTGGATCTGAACCTTCTTCATGTCCATATCCAGATCTGCACTTTGTTGCTCACGATCCATGTTTGCTTGGTCGTTTGCAATCTGATCCAGTGGATCAATCACTCTGCCAGACTTAATATCATCTGACATTTCCGCGTCGATCTCTTGCATCTGAGTTTCAGACTGACCAAGGATTTCCTTACGGATATATTCTGTAGAGAAATACTTACCGACAAATGGATCCATCTGTGCAATAATTTGAAGTTTCTCGTTCATCATCTCAAGGTTCTTGAGTTCCGTGAAATGATTGTCGTAGAGATAGTCATACTGGATATGCTCCTTCATATCCTCCCAATCTTCAGGAGCAATAACGCCCTTGAGGATCAGTTGAGTTTTCAGAGTATCCTGGAAGATATCGCTAAACTTCTTACGTAACTTTCCAACAAATTTAGTAAACTTTAATTCGTCTCTAGTGATCTCGGAGGTACGTCCGATATTAAAAGAGGTGGTTGAATCGAGTCTTCCTGAAGGAACATTCAACGCTTTGTAAAGTTTTGTTTGGAAATATTGCACATCTGTAAGCTCTCCGAGGTTCTGACCTCCTGGGAGAGTTGTGATCTCCGTGCCACGACCACCTTCTCTACGTGGAAGCCAAAAGTCTTCCAGCATAGACATGTATTTGCGGTCGTCACGGATCTCCCCAGTATTGGCGTCGTAAACTAACTTATTACGATAACGACCCATTACCTCTCTAAGGTATTGTTCCGCTTTGACCTTTGGTAAATTACCCACGTCGATATAGAAAATTCTACGCTCAGGTGCGCGAGAAATTCTATAGATGACAAGAGAATCCTCAATCATTCTAAGTTGATTGAGAACCTTGATTGCTTTGTGTAGATACGAAAGAACGATATTTCTGTTCGTATCCATGATACCAGAAGTAACATATGTGATTGCATCCTTAGCAATCTTGATGCCACTATTGGCGGAAGTGTTGTTTAGACCTTTGGGGTTGTAAACGAAATACTCTTCGGACTTACCGAAGTCATACTTCATAAACTCATCTGCGGTCTTTGGTTTATTGATCTGTCTTACTTTCTTGATCTTGTTTGGATCAATATAACGCAGTTCAAGAATACCTTTTTGAGGTGCGTCGAGATCAATTACTTTATGATAATACAAACGCCCATCAATGTACCAGCGACGGAACATCTCATGGGATTTGGAATCAAAACCAAAGAGGTTTTTGATGTAATCAAATTCTTTACGAATCAGACCCTTTACGCTCTCACTAACCTCAAGGTTGTCAAGGTTAATTTGAACTGGGGTATCATTTTGATCCGCTACGATTGCTTCGTGAACAATATCTTCGATGGCGGAATCCACTTCTGGATGCATTGCCATCTCACGATATTTTTTCACCATATCGTATTCGGTCTTGAAGTTACCGTCTAGGTCAACGTATTGACCGTAGTAACCTCCTGCGATAAAACTAGTTGCGCCGTCCTCGTTAGATGGAGCAACAGGAGAAGGCGCTCTGTCCCTCTCCTGTGATTTCCTCTTAAACGAGAAACCGAATAACTCTGCCATGATTTAATTTGTTTCTCGACTTACTATTTAGACGCTTGATTGAACGGGCGTGATGTTGTTCTGAGTATTGCCGTCCTCAGTAGTGTGATACTGATATGCAAACTCAACATCAAATTCCTCATAGGAATCGTTGTTGTCATAAGCAACAGATACCTGAGATACCGAGACTGGCCAAGCGCCAACAAGTTTGTAAGTTTTTAGAACGTCCAGTTCATTGGCGCTCTTGAACTTATCAAGTTGGGAAATAGTAATGTCTTCAAAGTAATCATTAACCAGAGTTACTTCTGCAACGTTGGTGTCAACTCTGTTTGCTCTATCGATCCATCTTTCGTAAGCGGATCTCAGTGCAAACACGTCATCCATGTAGAATGTTGCGGTCCAAGTTTCGAATGTTCTGTCGCCAGGAACTTTGATGACACGACCACGGAAAGGAAGTTCAACAGTACCTACGTTAGTTGCAGGCAGGGCGGCAGACTTACACATGATTGCAACTGGTTCGCCACCGTTGCTTCCTCCGATTCCACCGATAGCAGGAAGTTGAATTCCTGTTGGGAATTTGTGGTTAACTTGGAAGAGGTTAGGGCGGACCCCGCCCTTAATTGCTTTCTGGAATTGTAAAATTCCGATTGCCTTAGATTCAGCCATTTGTTAGAACTCCTTTAATTTATCTACGGGGAATTACTTCTTCAAAGCTGACGCCCGTGCGTGTAGCGATGAAGGTCAGGGTGATGAAGTTAATCGAACGTGCTGGCTTGAGATAGATCTCAGCAACAAACTCGTTAGAATCAACAATCGCAGGAGTGTTATTTGTCTCATCACAAACAACCAGGAAGTCGGTCAGACCTCTAGCAGCTTGGATTTCTCTGAGGAATGGTTCAACAACATTCTTGAAATTGTTGCGAGTAAATTCATCGTTAATTTCGAAGAGTACCCCCTTCGCAGCGTTACCGATTGTCTTCTCTGCAACCAGGAAGAGACGGCGAACGTTAATGCGATCAAAAGCAGATGGCGATGCGAGAGCAGTTTTGTCACCGAAGAGTACGATGCCTTGACCAGGCAGAGAAGTAATTGGGTTAATTCTCTTCTGATAGAGGCGATCTCTTTCACTCTTCGTTGGCGAGTAAGCAAGTTTTACTGCGCCTTTAATTGCGCCACGGTTCAGACCAGCAGGAGAGAACCATGGAGTACCGTTTGCAGTAACAGCAGCACAGAGACCTGCAACGTCAGGGTTGCAAGGAACATAACGATACTTGTCTGCAAAACGATCATAGATGTACTTGTATCCACTATCGAACACTGCATAAGAAGTGCTCTCAAGACTATCAAAGAACGAAACTACATTGTTGGTTTGATCTACGGAAGACGAAACACCAACAACATTCGAACGTGCTGGAGAAATGAATGCAACGCAATCCTTTCTTGCAGAAGCGATCTGGATGAGTTTTGCTGCCTTGGACTTTGCGTCAGATACGCTACCAGCAGCAGGACCCATGATCAGATAATCCAACTGAACGGTTTCTGCATCGCTGAACTCTTCATATCCAGTCAGGACTTCAGAGAGAGTTACTGCAAAATCGTCTGCGCCATCAGCAAGAGCGTAGTTTGCTGGGTATCCAAGAAGGTCAAATGCGGTAGTGGAATCTCCACCAAGGTTGTTGAGGACTGCCGCTGCATTTGCGCTTACGTCATAAACATCTTCTTCGTGCTTGCCCCAGAATACATAGGAGGAAGTCAGGAGAAGAACTTCTGGATAATAGTTGATCGCGCCTTCTGCGGTCTTAGCGTCAGAAGCCTTGGACATATACGTGAACTTTTCCAGAACTGTGTTTGGAGTTCCAGTGATAGCACCAGTAGCGTCATAAACTACGACGTGCATTTCATCATTCGAACCACCGCGATCCGCAACATACTGGGAAGTACCAGGACGAGGTGCGATGTTGTTCCACTTCAGACCAGAGAAGATTGTCTGCTCATCGTACCACTCAGCAACAGCGGTGATGTTCAGGTCAGTTACGCCATTCTCGATAACATCTGCGGTAACAAATGCTCCACCAGTTTCGTTAATGATGGAAAGCTTCATGGTTGCAGCATCCCACGAGTGGATACGTGCGGTCTTTGTTGCTGCAACATCAGCGATTTGAGTTCCAGGTGTTACTGTCGTAGGAGCACCATCAAGGGTTAAGACTTGATCTGCACCAGCGTCAACAACAGCAACACGGAGAGCGTTACCTAATGCACCTGGGGTTCTTGCTGCCCAATGCCAGGTATTACTTCCTGTGTTGTAGTTAGCCTCAAAGTCATCGTTGTTGAGAACTTTGAGTGTGGTCATTCCGCCATCGTTAGCGGTGAAGTTGTCAGAATCTACTCTGACTACATCTAACACGCCGCCATACGAAAGGAAGGCAGATGCAGACCACCAATACTCATAGTTGCTTTCATTTGGTCTTCCAAAAATCTCCAGGAGTTCTGCCTCGTTGGAGATTCTTGTTGGGGTAAGGACGGGTCCCTTGGCGAAAGGACCAGCAATCGCACCCACATTAGTTTCTACAGTTTCAATCGATCCGAGGGTAAGGTCTCTTTCCTGGATCGCTACTCCTGGCGAGAGAAGCGTGCTAGCCATGCGTTAACTCCTGAAATAAAGATTTCATTTTTGTCTAAAATTATTTATTAAAATCTACTTTTTAGCGATACTCCCACATGAAAGAGCGATCACCATACTCGTCAGTATTCCAGTCGTTCATTGATGTAGTCCAGACAGTACCTTGCTTATCAACAATCGTGTCTTCCTCTAGACCATCGAGGATAAAACCGAAAGGTGCCATGTCTTGTTCTATTTGATTTTTCTGTTCTTCATAGATACGACGACGAATATCTTGATCCGTCATCTCTTTAAAATATTCTTGTTGTACCAACCAGGCAAAGATAACGAGACACATTACCAAGTCATCGTTATATCCTTCATCCGCTTCAAAGGATTGCTTATGCTGGATGAACGTTGTTAGTTCTGATACTATATTATAGTCTCTCACTAGAAGTTTATCTTCTTCGATCAGGGTCTTAAGGTTGGAACATCCTTGTGCCTTGACAGTCTTGGACATCTTGACACCCATCTGTGTCTTACCACCAGAGAATCCATGTCCAACAATCTGACCAGCACGTCCTCTCATTGCACACATGAGAACGTTTTCATACTCTAGGTCATAGAACAACATTGAAGACACCGCTTCCCCAATGTCATTGACCTCAGTTAATACCCAAGATTTATTATAACTCTCTGCTACGTTTTTAATAATATTGGGGAATAGCATGGGACGAATATCATGGTCCCTGTATTTTGCAACTAGTCTCCACGGTGCATGAGTAATATCAATGACAACAAAAGCAGAGTAATCTTGAGACAGACCTCTACTAACATCAACGCAAATAATATAGTCGTGATTATCGGATGGATGCTCATAGACATCCAAACCAGCGTTGCTCGTGATTGGATCATCGTAAGTTAAGTTCCTCAATTTGGAAGCGTGAATAAGTGTATCAACCGATCCTAAGAATTCACACTCAAACTCTTGAGTAAACTGACGTTCAGATGTGTTAGCAATAGTTTGCTTTTTCCATTCATCATCTCTGCCTGGAACTTCTTTCCAGTGTACCTCTGTCCATGTATATCCATTTCTACCTTTCTGGGCATCAACCCAGAGTTTATAGAAATGGTTCATGCCATTTGGCGTTGAGATGATGATGACTTTTGTGCTTTTACCAGAAGTAATAGTAGGATAAACAGAGGCAAAGAATTGCTCCGCAATATGGTTTGGAATGAAAGCGAACTCGTCGAGGAAGATGATATTAAACGACATGCCTCGGACAGCAGACGCAGATGTAGATGCTGCCAGAATCTTACTGCCATTCTCCAACTCCATGGAACCTTTGTTGTACACCACGATACCCTGCTGCATCCAGAGTGGCAACTGTTCGTAAGCAAGTTGTAACCTTCCCAGTAGGTCCCTGGCAGTGGACAGTTTGTTTGCCAGGATACCGATGTTCACATTGTCGTTGAACAGAGCGTAATGCAGTAGATAAGAAACGCAAGTTGTTGACTTACCAGTCTGTCTGGGTAACTTTGCGATATTGAATCTATTCTCGTGGAAATTGTTGATTAGTTCTTTCTGGAAATCCCACATCTCAAATGGAACAACACCTTCATCCAGAGAGATGATCTTTACATAGTGCATTGCAAAGTAGACGGGATCTTCTTTGCATTTTAAATACTCAGCAATTTGTTCTTGGGTAAATTCAATCTGAGTACCAACCTTTTTGAGGTTGGGATTGCCTAAGTAATGTTCTGACATAATCAACTGATAATAAAAAAGGGAGGTTACTCCTCCCTAGATTTATTTAGTTTGTACCAATCTTCGGCGGTTTCATAACTTTCAAAGTAATGAATCCTACCACCATAGACAATGGTGAACCGACCAATTAAACCATCGAAACCGATATGAGGAATTCCATCCTCATCTTCTTGAACATCTTGCTCAAGGTAGAGACGATCTTCTGGAACTTCACTCATGACTGATGCTCCTGTTTACGCAGTTCATCCTCAATTATAGCACGAAGAACCTTTGCTCGTCCAGTCTCGTTAAACGCTTCTAGAATTGCAAGTTCTTGTTTGAGATCCTCAATGCTAGTGCCTCTACCTTCTGCCATGGGTTCCTTCCTTTGGACAGTCTTAGTATATAGACCTGCCGCCAGGGTGTCAAGTGCTTGGGTGGTCTTGTTCCAACTCTGTTAGTCTCTTTGCCCAGGTGGTTCCTCCTTCCATACCCACACATGGGTTAATGCATCTATCATCTCCAAGGTTGTTGCAGACTAGTCCAGCAAGATCAAGTTCGTTTCCTTTCTTGCCTGTGCCAGACCAATAGTGCTGTCCGTTGATCCACAACGCACCACACTTTGGGCATTCCTTTCTTTCAACTGAAAGATCGGACAGCTCTTTGTCAGTCATCT